TGTCCGTTACATACTGCTCTGCTTTCAACTTAGGTAAATTACCTACATCAACATAAAAAATTCTTCGTTCAGGCGCACGGCTGATACGATAGATGACAAGGGAGTCCTCGATCATCTTTAATTGATTCACTGGTTTAATTGCCTTATGAAGATAAGACATTGCCATACCAGTATTTGGATCTACATATCCTGATGGTACATAAACCACTGAATCAAGAGCCAGTTTAACACCATGTGTTGTTTGCTCTGTAATTCCTTTATCATTGTAAAGATAATATTCTTCTACTTCTTTTACAACTTCAACACCTTGTGGTGTTCTTTCTTTTTTGATATTCTTAATACGACGAATCTTACGAGGATCGATGTATCTTAATTCTTGAATACCGTCTTTAACTCTTGTTTCATCGATAAGAATTTGATAATATAATCTTCCGTCAATATACCAAGCACGAAATGTTTCATGTGCTCTTTCATCAAACTTTAATATGCGGAGTACATTATAAAATTCTTCACGAATTTTAGTTTTAATATTTTCTGAAACTTTAACTTCATCAAGAACAATCTCAACAGATTTGTGGCTTTCATCAGCTACAATCGCTTCGTTAACAATGTCTTCGATCGCTCCATCACAATCACTATACTGTGCCACCTCACGGTAGCGACGGATCAAATCATTTTCGTTCTTGATAACACCCTCAAGATCCATGACCATACCGTAGTATCCACCAGCATTTACACCAGTGTTTACTACGGTTGCTCCTGAATCATTTGGACTTGGAGGAACTACACTCGGTAATTGCTCTCCATCCTTACGCTTTATCTCAAATCCAAAAATCTGCATTATGTAATAACCTTCAGTTAATTATTAAAGTGGGAAACTACCAACTGGAGTATCAATAGAAACATTGACACCAAAGCCAGCAGCTGCACCAGTAGCTGATGTAAAGAAGTTGTATTGGAACTCTACATCAAACTGTTCAATTGCATTTTGTTGCTCGTAATCTAAACCGATTGCGGAAATTGTTGTTGGGAATGCATCAACAAATTTATAACTCTTGATAATTGCACCATTGCGGTCTAACTGGTGAACATTCAAGTCAACTTGGTAGTCAGTAGGATTAGTACGACCATTAGTTGTATTGTAATTCTGGATACCAGATTGCCATTGCTCTAGTGCATTACGAATACCAAAAGTAGTATCGTTGTAAATTGTTACAGTCCATGGTTGGAATGTTCTTTCACCAGCAAAGTTAACTGGGCGACCACGATACAAGACTGGTAGAGTCTCGATAGTGGATGCAGGTAATTGAGCAGCTTTACATAAAAACTGCGCTCTTTGTCCTGCAACTACACCCAATGTAACATATGACGGGAATGTTAATTCAACACGGAATTGATTTGGGCGAGCACCGCCACCGATCATCTGCGCTTTGAAATCAGCAATATTTGCCATTTAATTCTCCTTATGTTCTTATCTATTTATCTTGAATTACGCACCGATTTCTGAGAAGTTAATCGCAGAACGAGCAGCAACGAAATTGAGAGTGATAAAGTTGATAGAACGATTTGGCTTAACGAAGATATCAGCAACGAATTCGTTACGATCGATAACTTCACCTGTGTTGTTAGATTCATCGCACTTAACAACGAAATCAGTAATACCACGACGACCTTGGACATCACGGAGGAATGGCTCGACTAAGTTCTTAAACTGTGCACGAGTAAATCCATCGTTGAATTCAAACAACTGGAATTTTGCAGCAGTGGCAATCGCTTTTTCCATAACAATGAATAGGCGACGAACATTAATACGATCAAACGCACTTGGTTTAGCCAAGAGAGTCTTATCACCAAACATGACAGTACCTTCTCCTGGGAATGTAACCACAGGATTAATACCAGACTTGTAAAGCATATCTCTTTGTGTTTTGCTTGGATTGAATGCCAACTTAACAACATTCTTAATTTGACCACGATTTAGACCACCTGGAGAGAACCAAGGATCGTTAGTGTAGTCAGTACGAGCACATAGACCAGCAATGTCACCATTCAATGGTACATAACGGTATTGGTCATTGTAACGATCATATTGATACTTGTAACCAGAATCAAGAACCGCATAAGAAGTAGATGGCAATGCACCACGGTATGCAATTATTGCATTTTGTTCAGTAGAAGTAGAACCAATGATTGGTTCGGCAGTAGAAGTGCTCTGTGGAGATACAAACGCTACGCAATCTAAACGAGTTTCGCAGATGTTATTGATAATGTATGTTGCTGTTGCAGCAGTTGCTTTACCAGCCATAATTAGACTAATATCAAACTGTTCAGCATTAGCAAACAATGCATATGCAGATTGTAGTTCACCATCAGTTGCTACAAAATCATCAGTACCACCATCTAGAGAAATTGACAGAACAGCAGTTAGTGTTTTAAATGTTGCGCCAGCTGCAGCAGAACCCCAAGCAGTAGTACCAGTAACACCAGTAGGATGATCCATCCAGTAGATGTACTCTGAACGAGAATTTAATACGCTTTTATAGTAGTTATTAGTACCATCAGATTTCTTAGCATCGGATGCTTTAGAAACAAAAGCAAATTTTTCTAAGATAGTACCTTGCGTGCCAGACCATGCGCCATCTTCATCAACAACGACAATGTGCATTTCGTCTTGAGTACCACCAACGCTAGTAGCGTATGTAGAAGTTGCTGGAGCAGCATCAAATTCATCTTTGTATGTCCAAGCACTAAATCCAGCAGAGTCACATACAGCAACTTTTAAAGAGTTACCAAGTGTTCCTGGATATTTTGCAGCAAAAGATCCAACAATACCAGCACCATTTACATAAGTGGTATTGTATGTTTCACCATTGATAATTTTTAAACCAGCAACTGAAATGGTATTAGTTAATGTAGCAGTAGTTCCAGATGGAGGAGCAGCAACAGTTATAGTTGGCGCAGTAGAATATCCAGAACCTGGAGTAGTAATTGTTGCAGCAGTGATACTTGATGAAGCCACAGTAACTGAACCAGCAGTAGCATTACCAGCTGAGAAAGAAGCAGTAACAGTACCTTTGAATCCTGTACCACCAGTATCAACTGTTACAGAAGCAACTGATTGATTTGATGTTACTGAGTATGTTAAGCCAGTTGGAGTGCCTGCAGTAGTAACAATCGCAACATCAGCAGTAGTAGTTAAAGTAAATCCTGTTACAGAAGAACCAGAACCAGTAATGGCAGAAACTTTGTATGTAGTACCAGTTGCATAACTAGTGATAGTACCAGTACCACCAAGAGTACCAGTAATATTAATTGTGCTACCAACTACCAAAGTAGCTGCAGTACAAGTAAATTGACCACCAGTTCCAGAAATGGCGACACCAGCAAGAGTTGGTGCTGACAATACTGCAGTAAATGTTGCACCAGAACCACCAGATGGAGCAGAAAGAGTTACTGACGGAGCAGTAGCATAACCAGAACCACCAGAAGAAACCGCAATAGCAGTAATGGCACCACCAGAAAGAGTTACTGTAACAGCAGCTTGGGTGCCACCAGCAATATCAGGAGCACCAACTGTGACAGCAGGTGCAGCTGCAGTAGAAGAATAACCAGAACCAGCACCGCCAGTAGCTACAGCGACAGTACCAAGACCGCCAGTTGTAGTTGCAACCGCATTCAAAGATCCAGCGTCTGCACGAACTAGTAATAGATTATTTGTATAAGATAGGAAGTTCGCAGCTGTAAAAAAGGTTTGGAAATTGCTATCGTTTGGCTTACCGAAGCGACGAACTAAATCGTTCTCCGAGCTAATTGTCACAGGTTCCAGTACTGGACCCCATGGAAATACTCCAGCAAAAGCACCAATAGATGATGATACTGCTGGAACGATAGAAGTGAAATCTTTTTCTACGACTGCAACGCCTGGAGATAATTGGAACGGCATTGTGTTTCTCCTTGTTAATAAGTTTACCTAGACAATTTCATGTCTACATTTTATTTAGTTTTTACACGATTTCTAGAAGTTTAATGGAGCCTTTTCAGGTTTCCCATCTTCATAGAATCCGAATGGTGTTAATTCTTCTTCGATCGCCAGCATTTGCTTAGCGTACATTATGTTTCGTAGATTAACATTATTTAGGTCTTTGAAATAACTGTTAGTTGTAAGCCATCCGAACAGTACCAGAGGCATTACCAAGTCATCATGATAACCTTCATCAGCCTCATATGAACCCTTCTTCTCAATAAAAGTCGAGATTTCAGAGATCGTATCAGCATCATTTATAATAAGTTTGTTTTCCTCAACGAGTGCTTTAAAATTATGACACCCAATTCGTTTAATCTTTTTATCGGTATTGACACCTAACTGTGTTTTACCTCCACCAAAACCACCTGAGACAGTTTGTCCCAAAGCGTGTCTTGTAACCATCAATATATTTTCGTATTCCATCTCAGAGTATAGGATGTGAGCAACCTGTTCTGAGATGTTAATTTCCAATAATACCCATGCTTGGTTGTAGTCTGTTCCAACTTTATAAATCACATTTGGATACAACAACGGACTGATTTCATTATTACGATACTTTGCAACGATTCTATATGGAACCTCTGTAATATCAATAACTTGGAATGCTGAATAATCCCCACCAACACCTTTTGCCACATCACAGACCATACAATAACTATGACCAGCTTGTGGGTTTACATACACATCTAACCCATCTTTCTGATAGACGATAACATCAGGACTCATTCTAGAAATAGCATCTGCTCTAACTAGAGTGAGAGAAGAACCTAAGAAGTTACAAAGAACCTCTTGAGTAAATTTAAGTTCCCCCAGCTGCGCTTTTTGTTCTGCAGCCCATACTTCGTCACGACCTGGAATTTCCCAGTAAGGAATGAATAGATTAACAAATCCATTTCTACCTTTTTCAGCATCTGTCCAAAACTTCCAGAAGTGATTGTAACCTAGTGGAGTTGATGACAGTAGAATCTTAGTAGTCTGACCAGCGGAAATCGTAGGGTAAACTGAAGTAAAGAATTCTTCTGCCACATTGTTTGGAATAATCGCTGCTTCGTCAACATACAACATGTTTACAGATTTACCACGAATACCAGACTTACCTGTTGCAGCAGTGAATACCTTTGAACCATTCTCTAGTTCAATGTCACCTTTGTTCCAAGTAGTGACACCTTGTTGCATCCACTTTGGTAGCAACTCATACATTGTTTGATAACGATCTAAAACTTCTCTTGCAGCAGTTGCTTTGTTCGCAAGGATAGCCACAGTTTTGTTGGCTTGGAAAATCGTGTACCAAAGAATGTAAGCTGCAGAGGTAGTTGTCTTACCTTGCTGACGACCTTCCATAAGAATCACACGACGATTATTATGGATTACATTTAATTTGTTCTTTTGGCAATCATATAATTTAAATAATTGTAGACCATGATCCAGCGTAACAATGTAGCAGTAGGTCTCGATAAAGTATATCGGATCTGCAGCACACTTCATGTACTCTTTTACATCATCAGGTGTAAAGTCAACAGTAACACCAGCAGCTTTTAAGTTCGAATTCGAATTATATACTTGAGCCATAATTAAAATCCGTCCAACCAACTCTCCGTATCAACAGTTGCAGTAGTAACATCACCTTCTGCAGTATAAATTCTGTTTGCATTAGTAAAGTCTTCGTTCTCACCAATATTAGCATAGACAGTATCAATAACATTTCTACCAGAGATTGGTCCAAACAGATTCATCTTCATTTGGAAGTTAAGACTATGTGTCACAAATCTTCGCATTTGGAAATCGCCATCATAGTCGTCTTGAACTGATACGCTATTTAAAATAATAGGCACATCAATTTTAACACTCATGTCTGGAACTACATTAATTGATAATGTATACTCAGGTGTAAATGTAGGAAGGATTTGTTCGATAATTTGAAGACCATCTTCTTGAGTTTTTGTGAGGATGTATAAAGAAAGATCTAAGTTGTATGGAACAGGAGTATACATGGTTGATACTGCACCAGTACCATCTCCACACTTCAACTGTTGCATACGATTTACTTTTCTTTGAGGATCGTAGTTGTATCCAATAATCTCAAATGACATTCTTGGAAGAGTTGTGTAAACATTATTTTCTAAAGTTGGATCTTGTTCTAAACGAACAATCCATTTTTCTTTTGGAGCGTAAGCAAGAGGCACTTGTAATCTTTGGATAACAGTACCAGTTACAGAATCACCCTCACGACGATCGATATAGATGTCACTGAATAGTGAACCGAATCCTACGATGCACTTGCGAATGATTCCGTGGTAGTATACATTACTGTTTAACATTATGGGTTATTCTCTGTGTCAATTTCGCCGAATGGGTTTGTTACGCTAAACAATACATCCTGTGCTTCTGTTTTAAATTTATTATTATCACCAAACGAGTTTGGCGAGTCAATATTGATATCAATAGAAGAAGTGGCTGTAGCACCAGCACCAGCACCACCAGTAAATGATATAACTGGAGCAGTTTGATACTGTTGTCCAGAATTAGTTATATCCACACGAATAATTTTATTAGCATTAGCACCAGTACCACGAACAGCTGTTGCTGTCGCACCATATCCAGTTGAACTTGTAATTACCACTGTTGGCACAGATGTATATCCAGAACCAGCAGCAGTTACTGTAATAGAAGTGACTTCTCCATTTGGAGATCTTGTGGTATTTGTAGTGAATGTTTTGAGAGTTTCAAACGCATCAATCTCTGAGATGCCAGTATCGATCTTCTCAGAAGCATACTGGAACAGTTCAACTTGTAACTTAAACACATATAGTTTACCAAGCTGATAAAATGGATCTTGATGTTTTACAAACTTAATTTCAAACAAACCCTTAGTCAATGGAAAGTAAATTAAATCACCTTCGCATGGACGAGTAGGAATAATTGTTTGTCCATAACGACCAACCAACTGATCCCATCTACGACGAGCAACTACCAATGTAGCTGATTGTTCCATCATCAGACCAAACTTTTGAATAAATGCACCTTGTCCATCAAGTGAGTCTACATTCTCAAAGTACATCTCAATTGGAAACGAAGATGTAAATTTACTTAAACGATCCTCACCAAGAATCTCATCTTTAGAAACTAATGTTCTTGGGATGTACATAAACTCATTACCGTAAATCTTAAGAGATTCGATAATAAGATCCTCAATTAGGTACTGCTCATTCTTTGTACCATGAGTAAAATA